GCCGCTATCATCTGCCGCCCACAGAGTGATATACGGGTCGCCGCGATGGGTGTGAGCAGTGCTCAGAATGAAATATTCACGTTCCATATCACGCGCCTGTTTGTCGATGTTGCTCATTGTGCGGCCCCTTCAAATTGGTAAGAAATTTTAATTCCCAGCTTTTTAGCCATGGCATGCTCAGCGACGGCACCATCCGACTCTTGCCACCCATGCAGCATGTGAATGGCGTCTGCGCAGCGAAGCATAGCCAGGCAGATGTCCATATACTCACGCTGAGATAAACCATCCGGGAGCGTGGCCGGATTTAATGCCACATGACCACCTGATAACATTTGCTGTGCTACTGCGTTAAACATCGGACGGTTGTAATTTTCGTAACCCGTCATTGGTCCTGCGATGTAAATTTTCATACCCCTACCCTCCCCCAAACCATCAATACTCGCTTCATCGCCGGACTGTTGCGGCACTCCTGGCAGATCACATTTGCCTCTGTGCGCTGCACCAGCTTCGAATTTCCCTTCGGCATGGCCGGTATGGTTTCCGGTGCGTATTTCATGCCGTAGCTGGTCAGCCGATAAAGCCGCTGGCCATGCTTACCTTCGAACTCGATCAGGCCGTCTGCAAACAACGTGCTTAACGGGCCGGAAATCTTTTTGGTGGTCATGCCGATCATGCTGGCAATGCGACCACTGTTCAGGCCCGGGTTATTACGCAGGGCTGCAAGAATCTGCCCGCGGATTGTTATGGTCATCAGAATCCCCCTTTCTTTTTCGGCTGCTGCTCACGCCCGCGGCGTTCTGCGGCGGCGGCCTGCTGGTCTGTGTCGTAAATTGCCCCGTTGATCTGATTGCAATAAACCGTGCCGGTACTGCCATGGCGGTTGAGTCGCAGGATTAACTCCGTTTCGCCAGGCGGAACGCTGTCATCGAAAGCACCTTCTCGGTGGATACCAACCCAGTAGTCGCAGTCCTGCTCAATCTGTCCTGTGTCGCGAGAATCGCTCGGTAACGGGCGTTTATTCACTCGCTTCTCCAGTTCGCGGTTGAGCTGCGTCAGCAGCACGACGACGCAGCCCAGCTCTTTGGCGAGGTTCTTCAACCCTTTGGTGATCATCCCGTAGGCCAGGTCATTACGGTCTGCTTTTTCGGCGGTCATCAGCGTCAGGTAGTCAACCAGAATCATGCCTACGCAGCCCTTCTCGCGTTTGATTCGTCGGCTTTCGCTAACGATGTGAGCCAGTGACAGGCCAGGAGTATCGTCGATGTACAGCATGTCGATTTCACTCAATCGCCCGGCTGTGGCGATCGCCTTCTTAAAGTCGCCGTCGTAATCGCCCTGGTACTGATCATCTGCGTCATCCGTGGCGGGCATGTAAAAAATGCTCGGGTTTACGCCGGACTTCTGCCCAACAAGCTTTTCGAGGATCTGGTCGCTGGGCATTTCCAGGCTAAACATCAGCGCTGGCTTTTTCTCGCGAATCGCGCAGTTGATTGCCATCTGCCCGTACAGGGTTGTCTTGCCCATCTTTGGCCTTGCGCCAATCACGAACAGAGAGCCTTTAACCAGACCTTTCGGTGCCAGCAGTCGATCGAGCGACGGAATACCGGTACTCATGCCGCGCTGTTCGCCTGAAGGGTCAAAGCGTTTCTCCAGATCTGCTACCCAGTCATCCATAACCTCGCCAAACGATCTCAACCCACGGCGACTGCCGGTTTTTGAATGGTCTGCGAGCTGGGTGAAAATACCCTGAATGGCCTCGTACTTCTGCGTAGCGCTCATGCCGTTGCGGGAATACAGCAGCTCAGTAGCTTCGGTCAGGCGGTTGATACCGTAGCGCTCCATTGCGGCTTCCCGGACTGATGCTGCGTAAGCCACGATGTTTGCAGCGCTGGGAGTGTTCTTGGCGATCTCCGCAAGGTAAGCAAAGCCACCTACCTGCTCCGCGAGCCCTTTACCTTCGAGCGCGTCGAACAATGTCAGACCATCGACTGGCTTGTTTTCGCGGAACATCTGGCGCATCTCGGCAAAGATCAGTTGGTGAGGTCGGCTGTAGAACGACTCAGGCTTGAGCATCGCCAGAACCTTCTGGACTCGCTCGCTGTTGTCATCATCCAGCAGCAGGCCACCGATAACGCTCTGCTCTGCTTCGAGGTTTTGTGGTACAGCCATGAAATCAGCGGTCATCACGATCCCCCTCGCGCACTTCGATGTAGAGCTTTTCGGTCAGGAACTTATCGAATTTCATGCGGCGCCAGGTCTTCCCGGATTTCTGGTCTGGTCGGTCTTCAAGCATCCAGCGGCAGTTTTGAGCGATGTAGCGCAGATAGCTTCTGAACCCGTCCATATCCATCGGCTTGCCGTCCAGGTTGCGGGCAATTTTGTTAGCCTTTCCCCAGAAGGTGCGGATCAGATTACGTCGATCATCAGTGAGGCATCTCCATCCCCGGGCTTCAGGCAGTTCGTCTTTCAGGCATTGCCATACTTCATCGCATGACAAACGGGACTTTTTCTCTTCAGCGGGTTTCTGGTCATTTGCGACATACTTACTACCGTTAGGTAGTAAGTTATTTAATATATTGTTATCTGTGGACACTGGCTGGACATCGGCTGGACACTCCACCTCCGCAGGCATTGGTACGACTGCGTTTGGGCTGGACACTGGCTGGACATCGGCTGGACAAAAATTTGACTGATATTCGTCATATTTGACCACTTTTAGAACAGTAAAACGGTTGTTAGATTTGGTGGTGATCATGCCCAGGCTCTGGAATTTACGGAGTAGTGATTTAACGCGATCAGCGGTCAACCCCGTTTCCATTGCCAGCGTGTTTCGCCCGGTAATGAACTCTCCGCGTTCGCAGATCACATCGCCGACATCAGTCGATACCAGTGTCTGTTCGTGATTAGCACGCAGGAGCAGGTGAACCCATAAATGAGCCGCTTCAGCGTCCTTGTAGAACGGCACATCCATAATTTTACGGTGCAGCAAGGCAAACCCCTTACCGCCATTCGTACGCGGTTTCTGGAGCCTTCTGGCCTCTCTGGCTTCGGCTAAATTGGATACGTTACCCACGGCCACTCTCCTTGCGTTTCAGTTCTTCCAGGATGGCGCGCATCTTCTCTGCCACAATCGGATTAACCGAGCGGATGAAGCGGTCGCGGGTTATGTTTTTATGTACAGCGGTATGGTAATAGCGTGGATTTTTTGCCATTATTCCTCCTGCAATGAGTGCACACGATTTGCATCTGAAGGCCAGTTCTGTTCGAGCAGACTGGCTTTCGCCGTTTTTGATACTTCCCATCACATAACCCCTAACATTGAAGTGACCATCGTCATCAGTGGGCCTACCTGCTCCGGCATGAGGCGGAACAGCGACGCTATACCCTCGCTTACCTCTTTCAGCTTCTGGTGTTCTGGAGCGTCCAGCAGCACGGCCTGTTTAGCCTCTGCGAGTTCTTTCTCGGCCTCAGCCAGGCGAGACATTTTGCAATCGGCACCGATCAGGCGAGTGCGATACTCAACCGGCAGGACCGCCATGATTGCGGGCGTCAGCTGGCGCACGTTCTCGCGGTACTGTTCGGAGTCGAAACGGTTATCCAGGAAGCGGAACAGCTTCTGGCGCGCCCGGCTGATGTCTTCCGGAAAGCTGATGGCGGTCCCGCCCTGCTCCCGGTATTCGTTGATGACCAACGCCGAAACGACGTCCTGATTGTCCAGCGCCGATGACCATGCACGGACCGCATCGCGGATCTTTTCGTGGTCTGGCGCCGCCTTAGGCTGAGCGCGGTTTATCATCGCTCCCGTGTGTATTCCGGTATTGTGTTGATACGCAAGTGAATGCATTTGCTATTCCTGATGTTCCTGTTTCTTACTGTGAGGAAATTCGCGGTACTCGACCGCCTTAACCTCGCCAGTAGGAAGCTTGTTGATGAAAATCTGACGGCCGACCCTGATCGCTTTGCTAATTGCCGTTTGATGGACGCCAATGGCATCAGCTGCTTTTACCTGGCCAACTTCGTCGACATACTCGGCGAGTGAAATTTTCATGTTTAGCGTTGCTCCTTACCGTTAATACAAAAACAATACCACAAGTATTAGATAAATCAATACCGCCGGTATTTTAAAAATATGAGCTTTGGTATTAATATCTGATAATGGAAAAGAAAAAGATCCTCACCCCCGCTCAAGTGGCTGATTCAAAGCGTTTAAAAGCCCTTTACGAAGCGAAGAAAAAAGAACTGGGTATTACTCAGCAATCCATTGCGGACGCGCTGGACATATCCCAGGGTGCCGTTGGCCATTATCTCAATGGAAGGAACGCTTTAAATACAGCGGTAGCATCGGTCTTTGCGAGGCTTCTTGGGATTAGTGTCTCTGATTTCAGCCCGTCACTTGCGAAGGATATCTCTGATATGAGCTCGGTGGCGTCGGAAAATACTTCTTTCGCAGGGCATTATTCACCTGGCTCAAAATATCCGGTGATTAGCAAAGTTCAGGCGGGCGCCTGGTGTGAAGCGGTTGAGCCGTACACCCTTAAAGATATCGACCTTTGGCTTGAATCAGATGCTCACATTCAGGGGGAGGCGTTCTGGCTGCAGGTTGATGGTGACTCAATGACAGCACCGGCGGGTCTTAGCATCCCAGAAGGAACCTTTGTCCTCTTCGATACTGGGCGCGAGGCAATCAACGGCAGTCTGGTAATAGCAAAGCTATCCGATTCGAACGAGGCGACTTTTAAGAAGCTGGTGATCGATGGTGGGCAGAAGTACCTGAAGGGCCTTAACCCGCAATGGCCACTCGTGCCGATTAATGGTAACTGCCGGATTATTGGGGTTGCTGTAGAGACAAAGTTGCGTTTAGTTTAAATGTGCTAAATATAAAATGCACAGACTATTGATTCAAATAGTAATTTCAGAATGCCGTGCAAACAATATCATACATATTTGAGACTTCTTCCTGTTGACATTTTCACCCTGGACTTACCATAATGGTAATAAAGATATGTAGTAGGTATAAGACTGGTGCGCCAAAGGAGCCCTTGAGAGATGGCGAAGAGCGCATCATTGAGGGAGGCCCGCTGTATCCTAACCTCCTGGCGGAGTTAGCAAGGTGCCAAGTAAACTCTGTTACACATAAGACAAATGATTTTTTAGCACTTCATCGTGTGGATCTGGGGGATGTTCGTACATACGTAGAACTAGCCTTAAAAGGTGGGCGATACATCAACTCACAGTGGTGCAATGGTAACGCTCCGAAAGGACTATTTGCATGTGATGCTTATGTAGTGCCTGCGCAATTGTACATACCCCACGAACGTTGCGAGTGCACAGTTATGTTATACGTAAAAGTATGCCTTTTAGACTCTGGAAACACGGTAGCAGTCATTTCATTGCATGAATCAACTGAAAACTAAGGACAAATCATGAAACGTTATTCACTCTGCCCAATATGCGGGGATGAAGGGTTGCATGAAACGAAAACCAAAATCCTCAGGGAGTTTGAGGGTTTTAAAAAAGAGGTCCCGTTCCATGCATCTGTTTGCGAATCATGTGGCTCAGAAACTCTGACAGTTCAGCAGGCAAAATTTAACAAACGCCAGATGACTGATTTTTATCGAGAAGCTGATGGATTGCTTACAGGCGGTCAGATAAAGGCAATCAGAGAGGATTTACATCTTACCCAATCTGAAGCAGCAATCATTTTTGGTGGGGGCAAAAACGCGTTTACTAAATATGAAAATGGTGACGTTACGCAATCATTTGCGCTGGATAAGCTTTTAAGAACGGCTTACTCGGATCCCGCTGCTTTTGAGTTTCTCCGTAAAGGTTGTCCAGCCGTAACCACCGTAGAGTATACCAATCGCACTACCGAGTTAGAGATGATCAAGACTTATCTTGTTTCAAAAACTGGTCACCTTAAATACGCGAAAAGTCCTGCTGAAGATTCGGTAAAAGTCGTCATCCAGAATTATGTGTCTGAACCAACTCAGCATAATACTTGGCATATGATTGAAACGATTGCCTTAGGTAGTAAATTATGATTTTAAGAGAAGTAAAAGATGTACTGTTGAGAAAGTCTTCTCTCACTTTTGATGCTGACACAAACATTTTTATGTTAGAGGGCATGGATCTAACCCTTCACTCGAATAACCGTATTGTTAGCGTACAAGTTGCTGAAAAGTATGAAGATGAAGAGCTAACTAAGATAAGTCGATGCGCATGTCTTTTCAGGCTGCAATGTTCGATAAGAGCAACTGAAGCAGGGCAAGATCCAGAAACATCTAAAGTTCTGTTCGAAATTGAAGCTCAGCACGATGTTGTTTTTGACTCAGACTCAGTTGTAACAATCGAAGAGATAGAAAAGTTTAGCGCTGATGACATAATTAACAATGCGGCTTGGCCGTATTGGAAAGAGCATGTTACTTCGCTTTGTTCCAAAGCTGGACTCAGCCCTTTGCAGGTGCCATCAGCTCAGAAGAATGATCCAATAAAAATTACAGCCAAGCGAGAGTTGTAAAAAAAACCGGCCGCGTGCCGGTTTTTTTGTGTCTGCCGATCCCCATTCGACCACCACCACCACGTCAGCGTAACCAATTGAATATTATGGGATGCTGGCATTAACGGCGTCTATTCCCCGCCAGCTGGTAAACAACCCGATCCCTCTGGTAAACGCTGTCATCCTTGGTAAACGATTTACCATTGGTGACACCGTTAACCATCTATAAGCCTTTCCGCACTATCTCAGCCGCATCCCTGTTCACGCCCTTCCCTATCACGTTTCCTGTTTCCTTCCGGTACTGCTTCAGCTTGTCGATGATGTTTTGCTGGGTCATGGGTAAATCAGCCAGTGACAATTCCATCACCGCCCGCCCCATCGCCTGAATTTTCATGCTTATACGCTCTTCATCCAGAACCATGCACATCCCTCCTGCTGTTTTTTTAAGCGTAGCACTGGTATTTACAAAAATAAAATCACATCAAATTCATACTCTTAGTATTAATCAAAGATTTATTAATACTGGCGGTATTGCTATATATTAATACCGCTAGTATTGTTAACCCATCGAAACGAAACATCGACAGCTGAGCGAAGTTAGCCAGCGGCGGACAGCAAGTCGCCTGCTTTTTAACAACATGCAGATTTACAGCGTCAATGACCTGTTAAGACCCCTACACGTAAACGTGCTGTATCACCGGGTGCGATCCGGTCGGTGAGAGAGTATCCCCGCGCGAGAGCGAGAACGGCGTGAGAACGGGCAACACTGGCAGGGAGTTGGCGCTGATTCAACTTAGAGGAGCGATTCCAATGAAGCACTAAAACGGACAGACCGCGCAATCAAGCCGCAGTCGTGATGTGGCCCCGAGTCTTTATAAGAGCCAGACGCAGGTCCGAACTGCGACATACCGCTGGTCAGGGTTAATCGAGGAAAAGGGTATGCCGGTAAAGCAGCGCGAACGCCAGCCGCGCTCCGGTTATGAGCGGCGATGAGCGACAAGGACTCAAGGGCATGAGCGCGGCCACTGCGAGAGTGTGGCGAAGTGCTTTGGGCTGGCAGACGGTTATCAGCTAGTTGGTGAGGTAATGGCTCACCAAAGCGACGACGACCTTCCCTGCTTCATTGTTGGGAGCCAGCGCCAAAGCATTTCTCCTGCATCAGCGGGTAACGACAGAGGGTTTCATGGCAGACGACGATTATACGATGGGCGAGTTTTGGCGAGACATGAAGCCAGAACTTAGAGAACGGCGCAGGATAGCGCGCAACTCAGCACATGAAGGGATGAAGGCTTTCTTTCAACGTAATGGAGTTGAGTTCGAAGAGGGAGAAAACACTCTCATTTTTCGCACACCGCAAGGGACTGTTGCTTATTACCCGCCAAGCAAGCGGATGCAGCATAAAACCACATGGCGAACATGCAGCCCTACAGCATGCATGAATTACGTCAACAAACTCAGAGCCGCCTAACCAGCGGCTTTTTTCATACCTCAGTCGCTTCACCGAGGCGGCTTAGTTATGACAACCGGCGGCCATCCACCGCCCATTGAAACACTGAATAAATGCGTTGAAGTCTTGTATTAACCGTTCCGTTCGCCGCGATAAGGCCAAGAGGATTTATGAGCAATAAAGAATACGAACAGGCGTTTCCAACCCGCGATGATAATTACGACTCCAAATACTCTGGCCCGGGCATGACGCTGCGTGACTACTTCGCAGCCAAGGCTATGCAGGGAATCATCAGCAGCGAATGCAACTATGGAGCGTTTAGTGATTTAGCAAGCGATGCATACAGCATTGCCGACGCGATGCTCCTCGCTCGGGAGGCATCATGACAGTCACCCACAACGGCAAGCAGTACACCGCCAAAAAGCTCAACGATAACGAGTGGCAGCTGACGTCGGTATCGGCGCCGCGGGAAAAACTGGTGCTTAACCGCTGGCAGATGCATATCGCTGGCCTCCTGGAACAGGTTGAGGTGAAGGTATGATCAACCACTACGGCACAACCCCGCTTATTCGCCAGTGCATCACGCCCGGCATGATGGCAATGCATGAAGGCCGAACCTATCGCGTCTCAGCAGTCATTCAGGAGCGCAAATGGGTGTACCTGCACACCGATGCAGAAATCATACGTCTCAGTGACTGCGTGATTGACGTCCTTCTGGACGGTCACGGCAACCCTATCCAGCACTAACGACCCTATTCAACCTATCGGCCTGGCATAACGCGGGCGGGATCTGCACATCAAAATTTCAGGAGAAACCATGAGCGAAGTAACGGACTTAACTGTCATCGAAATCAATCCGGAGCAGGCGCCAGTGCTGTACGTAGCGGGCGGCCTTGACGCGTACCTTGAGCAAATCCGCCAGGCTGTAAACGAAGTGCCGGACCTGTCCACGAAGAAAGGCCGTGACCGTGTTGCCTCTCTGGCAGCGCAGGTGTCCCGCAGCAAGACGGCAATCGAAAAGCCAGGCCGTGAGTACCTGAAGCGCCTTAAAGAGGCTGTGCGTCCGGCTGAGGCCGAAATTAAGCGATTTGTTGATGCCTGTGACGAGCTGCGAGATGAGACCCGCCGCCCACTCACCGAATGGGAAGCTGAGCAGGAACGAATCCGGGTCGAAGAAGCCTGGAACTCTATGCACGAAGAAGCATTGGTGATGAACAAGATGTTCGATGACCAGCTCGCCGCGCAGATCGAAGCAGACCACGAAATGGCTCTGCTGATGAACGACAAGTTTGACCGTGACGGAGAAGAGCAGCGCCGCCAGGCGGAACAGGCTCAGCGTGAACGTGACGAGCGGCTGAAGCAGGAAGCGGCAGAGCAAGCCCGCCGCGATGCCGAAGCGAAACACAAAGCTGAGATTGAAGCCGCAGCACGCCGTGAAGCTGAAGAGAAAGCACGTGCAGAGCTGGCGGAACGCCAGCGCATTGAAGCGGAACAGCGTGCGGCACGCGAGAAGCAGGAAGCAGAAGCCCGGGCGGAAAGAGAAAAAGCTGCGGCAGTGGAAGCTGAGCGCCTCAAAGCAAAACAGGCAGAAGAGAAACGCCTGGCAGAAGAGAAGCGAATCGCCGATGAGCAGGCAAAGCGTGAAGCCGATGTGAAGCACCGCAAGACGGTCGGCACCAACATCGTTAACGCGCTAACCAGCCACACCAGCATCACGCGAGAACAGGCTATCGAAGTGCTTACCGTTCTGAAAGATGACCTGATCCCCTGCGCGAAAATTCATTACTGAGGTGAATCATGAATATTACATGCGAGTGCGTAGACATGCGCACATCCGTCGGCCCCCACAACACCATCAAAGTTGAGATGGAAGGCGTTGTCCTGGCCGGCACCGTTAAAACCCGTGACGTACTCCCCCAACTCGACGGCGCAGAAGTCATCGAATGGCTGGCTGAGCAGGGTTACATCATCACTCATCAGGAGCGCGCAGCATGACGGCCGCAGAACGGTGGGATGAAGAGTCATTCCTGCGCCTTATGCACGACGAGATACCGGAAAAGCCGGAGAACGACAACGAGCCAGTCAACCTGGCCGCCGAGCGGCAGAACCCGATCATTAGTTGGGATGAATTTGCGGGGAACTACACATGACAGATAAAAAAGTATACGCCGCCATTAGCGGCGTTGCTTCAGCGCTTGCTGAGAAGGGTATCAGCAAAGAAAGGAAGCAAGGTAGTCAGGTCAATTACGCGTTTCGTGGTATCGACGACATTTACAACGCGCTGGCCCCGGAGTTGGTAAAAAACAAACTCCTGATCCTACCCCGCTACACCGAACGCACCAGCGTCGAGCGAACCAGCAAAAATGGCGGTGCGCTGTTCTACATCACGGTTCGTGGTGACTTCGATTTCGTCAGCACCGAGGACGGCAGCATCCACACCGTCACCACCTATGGTGAAGCGATGGATAGCGGCGACAAGGCTACAAACAAGGCCATGTCGATAGCATACAAATACGCGGCGTTTCAGGCGTTTTGCATCCCAACTGAGGAAACTGCAATCGACGCGGATGCCGAAACCCATCAGGTGCAACCGGCAGATGCCGATCAAATTCTCGCTGAATTTACTCAGTACGCCAGTACTGAAAACGACAGCAAAAAATTGCAGGCGCAATACGCGACAACATGGTCACGTCTGAATGGTTTTGCTGATCACCAGGCTAAATGCAAAGACGTCACCGGCATTCGACTAAAAGAACTTAAACAGGCGGCTTAAATGGCTATTAACACAATCACAGTGTCAGGAAATGTCGGTAGAGACGCGGCACTGCGCGTCACGCCAAACGGGAAACACATCGCCTCGTTTTCACTCCCGGCAAAATCTGGGTTTGGCGAGAATGAGAAGACGTCATGGCTGAATTGCAAGATGTTCGGGGCAATGGCCGAGAAGCTCTCTGGCGCGATTGTTAAGGGAGCAAAGGTTGCTGTTACTGGCGAGTTTGTAATTGAGGAGTGGACTAAGCAGGACGGTTCGCAGGTGCAGACACCGACAATCCTGGTACGGGATATCGATCTCCCACCACGCGGCACGCCAGGAAATGATAACCCCCGTCAACAGGTATCATCGCATCCACAACACCAACGGCAACAACGCTCACCGGCACCACAACATCAACCAAGCGAACCACCAATGGACTTCGACGACGACATACCCTTTTGAATCATCTCCCGGTCAGGAGAAACCAATGAACAAATTTACCCCCGAATATCGAAAACATCTTCTCCGGCCAATCCCTGACCGGAAACTTAGCCCGCAAGAACGCGCCGATCGCAAAGAGCTTTACCAGATCATCCGTGAGGAGCGTGATAACGATACATCACCGGCAAAACCATCGACTTACAGGCCATGTGATCCATATCTGAATGACAACCGCAAAGGTCTTGGCGGTGCTTCAAGGAGTGACTAATGACCCACGCTCACGACGACATCAGGGTCGGCGCACTGTGCCTTCCCTTCATTGGTAACGGCTGGCTAATGCCATGGGGTGAAGTGGTCAGCAATCCATTAAAGGCCCAGCGGCTCGCTGAGGAATATCGGGAAAGGCAGGAGGCGGCATGACAGCGAAATACTCACTTCTGTATGTCGATCCACCCTGGTCTTACGGCAACACCATCAGCAACGGCGCTGCCGCAGACCACTACACCACAATGAAGTTAATCGACATCAAGCGCCTTCCGGTGTGGGAGCTTGCCGCCGAAAATGCGGTGCTGGCGATGTGGTACACCGGCACGCATAACCAGGAGGCTATCGAGCTGGCCGAAGCCTGGGGCTTTACCGTTCGCACAATGAAGGGCTTTACCTGGGTGAAGCTGAATCAGAACGCTGAACTGCGCATCAACAAGGCGCTGACCGAGGGTGAAGTCACCGACTTTTACGACTTCCTCGATCTGCTTAACGCCGAGACGCGCATGAACGGCGGCAATCACACCCGGGCCAACACCGAAGACCTGTTGATTGCCACCCGCGGCGCCGGGCTGGAACGTAAGCACGCCGGGATTAAGCAGGTGGTCTACAGCCCGCTCGGAGCTCACAGCGAAAAGCCGTGGGAAGTGCGCCACCGGCTGGAGCTGCTTTACGGAGATGTGCCGCGGATTGAGCTTTTCAGCCGCAGCGCGGCTCCAGGCTGGCACCACTGGGGAAATCAGTGCGCCACCGCCGCTGTAGAACTGCTGCCCGGCTGCGCCATCGATGTTGTGAAAACGGAGGCCGCATGAGACCAGAATCAGAAAACGCCGTCCGCGCCGCCTGCCGCCGCTGCACCGAAGAAATCCAGCAGGCCATGCGCAAGAAGCCAAAGCCAAACTGGAACGAAACAGTGCCTCCCATCATCAACAAGCATCACAAGAAAATTGAAGCTCTGGGAGTTAGCCTCCTGGAGTTCGTCGTATACACAGGGCGGCTTAATCGCCGCTTCGGAGCAGAACAATGAATATGAAAACTGAAAAAATCGTGATGATGGACAGCGATGAAGCGGCCAGCATCCAAACTGTGACTGGCTGGGTGGACCGCCAAGGTCGTTTCTGGGGCGGTGACGAGCACCAGGCGCGCTGGTGCGGCGCTACTCATCGCAAGTGTAAAAACAAACCTGACGAGCACCCGATTCACAGCACTAATGGCTATTGCGAAGAATGCCACCGCGAAAGCCGCCAGGCGAAGTTCGCCACCTATGAACGCGCGGTATGGGCCGGAGAGCCGCTAGTTATCTTTGATGATGACCAGTACTTTTTCGACGCTGAATCGCTGGCCGACTATTGCTATGAGCACTCCCTGCTGCCGAGCGAGTTGCAGTTAATGATCTGCGAACCTAACTACCCGCCGGAGTTCGACCTGGAACAGCACTGCGAAGAGATAATGCCTGATGGTGATGACTATTACTGCTTGCCGCAAGCTGTGCGTGATGCTGCTGAGGTGCTCAATAAGGCGCTGAAAGAAAGTGCTCCAGTATCGTGGAGCGCAAGCAACCGAGTGGCGATCGTCTCAGACGACATGCTCAACGATGAGCAGAAGGCCGAAATTATGGCGGAGCGCGCCGCATGAACCGAGCCTCGCCCGTTGATTTGAGGAAAAGCATCGAAATTGCCAATAACCTGGCGCACATCGGGATTCGCTTTGTGCCGATCCCGGTGGCGACCGAAGAAGAATTCCAGACGCTGGCCGCCGAGCTATCTCGACGGCTTGAGCAGATGGCAGTCGAAGCCGAGAAGAATGAAGGCGGTGCAGCATGACTCTATCTCTTAATAGGCTGAAAGAGTTGCTTTTATATGATCCTGATACTGGAATCTTCACATGGATTTCTTCTACAAAAAACTACAGACGTCCCATTGGAGCGGTTGCTGGATACATAAATTCCCTTGGGTATGTGCAAATCGGTATAGATTGCGTTGCTTATGGCGCACATCGGCTAGCTTGGATGTATGTGCATGGCAATCTTCCTGAGATGGACGTGGACCATATAAACGGGAACCCATCAGACAACCGAATCGAAAATCTGAGACTAGCTACTCACCAGCAAAACATGTGCAACAGGAAGAAGAGAAGAGATAACACATCCGGATATCCTGGCGTGTACTTCAATAAAGCCGCTAATAAATGGCGTGCGTGTATACGGGTTGAAGGAAGGCGCATCCACCTTGGGTATTTTGAAACAGCACAAGAGGCACATGACAAATATGTTGAGGCTTCAAAAAACTATCATTCCTAATACACGAGAGCACAGCCGTGACCGGGATCAGAAAGAAGCAGCCACCACAAAGCCTCTTAAAGAGGCTTTTTTATTGCTGGCTTTCACCTTCAACCGAATTAACAGACAGTTCCGGGAGCATTGATCATGATTACTCAGGCAAGACTTAAGGAGTGCTTAGATTACAACCCGCTTACTGGATCGTTTACTTGGATAAAATCCACCGCTTATTGCATAAAGCCGGGAATGCCAGCTGACAGCTTGACCTGCAATGGTTACATCGGGATTAAGCTCGACGGGAAGAATTACTTGGCGCACAGATTGGCCTGGCTTTACATGTTTGGCGAATTCCCTCCTGGTCATCTTGACCATATCAACTGCGTTCGTACCGACAATCGCATCGCAAATCTACGCCCAGCGACTCACACCCAAAACATGCACAACCAAAGGCTGCGCAAGACCAACAAAAGCGGTCACAAAGGTGTCAGTTGGTGCAATAAAACCAAGAAATGGCACTCCCAGTGCATGTTTGAGAGAAAGAAATATCACTTGGGTAAATTTGAAAATATTGAAGATGCAATTCAAGCCGTTGAGTCATTTAGAAATGCACGACATGGCGAATTTGCTAATCACGGACAAACCGCGAGAAAGGAGTAGCCATGGACATCATCGACACCGCAGCAGAGATTGAAGAGCTTCAGCGTAACGCCGCCCTTTCCGCTCACCGGCTCAACCGCAACGCCGTATCAGCTGAGCGTTGTGAAGAATGCGACGAACCAATTCCTGAGCCACGGCGCGCTGCCGTTCCCGGCTGCCAGACTTGCGCGGAGTGCCAGGGCGTTATCGAATTGAGGAATAAGCAGAGGGGGATGTAATGCCGGGAAAAGTCATTAAGGGTGAGCGCTTCCAGATTGGCGAGGTATGGCAGTCGCCACGCGGCTTCCTCTACAAAGTTGTCGATGTTGCAGGGAAAGAGGCGGTCCTTCGCTTGGGGGCTCATGGCCTTGGGCGAAAAACGAAGCGATGGGTTGACGCCATCAGTGGTTGGTCGCTGTATGTGAAGGAGGAGTGATGGATTACAGCAAGCTAGGCGATTTTGAGATAAACAAACTGATCGGCGATGTCGTTTTCAAAGGACTATGGTCATGCAGGCCGGGCACTGCGGGAAATAAAAGTGACTCATGGTATTACGGTAACGCGGATGCTTCGCTCAACCCGCTATCACCGCTTCCCGACTACTGCAACGATGCGGCTGCCGCATGGCCGATAATCACCGCAAATAAAATCAGCATTTACGCAATGAGCGACGCGGACAAAAGAGGCGGTTGGGGGGCTGAGGCTTTTCATCCCAACGATGCATATAGCTTTAACGATAACCCACTTCGTGCCGCAATGATTGTCTTCCTCATGATGCAGGAGTCAGCCAATGTTCAGGATGGCGTCTGATAGTTGTACATAAGCGCATCAATTATGTTAATTCTCTCTTTGATTAAATACGACAAGGAGAAAGGAATGTTAATTGATGTGAAGTTTCAGGAGACCGGTATTGTTAAGACTTTTGATCTTGATGATGAGCCGGAAATACATGATGTCATTACGCTTAATGATGGTGGAAAGGAAGAGGATTTCTGGGTTGTAAGTGTCAGCGGAAGAATCTATGGCCACAATACGACTGTACCAACATCAATTACAGTCAAAAGGGCTCATCCTTAGACAGAATAACCCTTTCAACTAACCGCCTCCGGGCGGTTTTTTATTGCATCAGGGTAGCCTATCGCCCCGCGAGCGGCATGAGGAGAGATTATGCGCATCACTATGACGGTTAACTCAACGCTGGATATTGAGAGCGCCATCGCCGCACTGCGCAAGTTCATAAGCGAGAAGAAACCGAATGATGGGACGAGCGAGGTGTGGGGTATCGGCATTACCGGCGGCAGCTACTTTACAGTGGGTATAAAGCCGAACGTCAGTTATACAGTTAAGCAGCAGGATTGAGGAGAAATTATGGGAAAGATGACGTTCGTCTTTGAATATGAGGACGGTAAAGAGCCGCCGGTTAGCGCTGGTATGGAATTTATGGGCGGGAAGATTGTTGCAGCAGCTTTTCGTGATGCTCTCGAAGAGCCAGAAGTATGTGATGAGATAGTGCCCGACCCTGAATGGCTGGAAAAAAGCCTCAGCCGGTTATGACGCAACTGATAGCCAGTTATGAGCTGGCTATTGGGTGCGAAAGCACCGCCTCACATCCCTTGATGTTATTGCCGCCTACGGGCGGCTTCTTTTTGCCTGGAGAAAACCATGAGCGACATTATTCAGTTGGTACCGAATAAATGGGTCACAGAGGAACTTTTAACTGCGACAACCGGCATGTCAAAGCACATGATTCAGCATGCCCGCCGGTCTACCTGGATGGAGGGAAAGCATTATCGCCATGTTGCCCCTGATATGGCACCTAAGCAAAACAGCCCAATCATGTATAACCGCGATGAGATAAACCACTGGATCGAGCACCAAAGCCCAGCGAAACGCCGGAGAATATCTGCTTAAATGTCCTTTGGCACATCAAACGAGGAATGATTATGGCAGCATACCCAACAGGCGTAGAGGTTCATGGCGAATCGTTACGCATATGGTTCATATATCAGGGGAAGCGTGTCAGGGAAAATCTCGGCGTTCCTGACACGCCAAAAAACAGGAAAATGGCAGGCGAACTTCGGGCTTCAGTCTGCTTTGCGATAAAGACAGGCACATTCAATTATGCCTCGCAATTCCCTGATTCATCGAACGCAGAGAAATTCAGCACTGTCAGAAAGCAAATCTCACTACTTGAACTGAAATCGAAATGGCTTGGGCTTAAAGAGATGGAGCTTAGCCTCGGGACGTTGAGGCGTTACGATTGCCACCTCACAACCACTATCGAAACAATTGGTGAGCACAGGTATATCGGCAGCCTGAACACTGAAGATATCCTTAGTGCCAGGAAGGAGCTACTGAACGGCTGGCAGAAGACCAGACATGGCCTAAATCATCCACCCAAAAAGGGAAGAAGCGTTCCTACAGTCAATAGCTATATGGCATGCCTTGGCGGGATGCTGAGCTTTGCTTTCAAAAGTGGATACCTGAAAACCGATCTGATGGCAGGTATTACCCCTCTCGCAAAAGAAAGACCCATTCCAGATCCTCTTACTTCTGATGAGTATCAGAGAGTGGTTGCGGCCTGCCCAACGCTACAGTTTCAGAATATGGTTATCTTTGCGGTAAATACAGGCGTCAGGCATGGCGAACTAAGCGCGTTATCCTGGGAGGATGTGGATACTGTCAACTGGACTGTTACAGTGTCACGGAACTATTCCCTGAAGGGAAACTTCACCCTGCCAAAAACCAACGCCGGGATTCGAACAATACAGCTGACCCAGCCAGCAATTGATGCACTCAAGGCGCAAATGCCACTAACCAGAATGATGGCATCCCACAAGGTAAGCGTCAGCCTACGGGAATACAAAAAAAAGAGAACCGATGAATGCACCTTTATATTCTCGCCGTCCATTACTTCAATGAACGGTAAGAAGACGATGTGCTACGTCCCCGGATCCATTAATTCAGCCTGGCGCACTGCCCTGCGTCGTGCAGGCGTCCGACAAAGACGGTCTTATGAAACCAGGAACACGTATGCGTGCTGGGCACTGGTCGCCGGAGCGAACCCAAATTTCGTTGCGCACCAGATGGGCCATTCGTCAGCGCAAATGCTATTCACGGTTTACGGTAAATGGATGACCGAGAATAACCATGACCAGGTGGGCATTTTGAACGCATCATTTACTCAAAATGCCCCACTGATGCCCCATAGAAAAACCGCATAACCTTAACTATCTGATTTAACATATTAATATCACTTCAATCATGATTCATCTGGATGAGCAAGGTCGGCTCTTTTGCCTTTAGCTTCCTGCCGGTAATGTTCTGTATCGCCATTCCTCTGGGTCTGGCGCGCGAAAACAAAGGCGTGGCGGCGTTTGCGGGCTTCGTTGGCTATGCGGTCATGAACCTTGCGGTTAACTTCTGGCTGACCGCCAAAGGGATCCTGCCCACGACCGACGCGGCGGTACTGAAAGCCAATAACATTCAGAGCGTGATTGGAATTCAGTCCATCGATACCGGGATCCTTGGAGCCGTGATCGCGGGAGTGATTATCTGGATGCTGCACGAGCGCTTTCATAACATCCGCCTGCCCGATGCGCTGGCCTTCTTCGGCGGCACCCGCTTTGTGCCAATCATTACGCTGGTTGTGATGGGTCTGTTTGGTCTGATCATCCCTCTGATTTGGCCGGTTTTTGCCATGGGGATCACCGGAATTGGCCGCATTATCAACGGCGCGGGTGATTTCGGCCCGATGATTTTCGGTACGGGTGAACGTCTGCTGCTGCCATTTGGTTTACAGCACATCCTGGTTGCCCTGATCCGTTTTACTGAAGCAGGCGGTACTATGGACGTTTGCGGTCATTCCGTTAGCGGCGCGCTGACCATCTTCCAGGCCCAGCTGAGCTGCCCGACCACGCACGGCTTCTCTGAAAGTGCGACGCGTTTCCTCTCTCAGGGGAAAATGCCTGCCTTCCTCGGCGGCCTGCCGGGCGCTGCGCTGGCGATGTACCACTGTGCCCGTCCGGAAAATCGTCATAAAATTAAAGGCCTTCTGATCTCCGGCGTTATTGCCTGCGTGGTGGGCGGTACAACAGAACCTATCGAGTTCCTGTTCCTGTTCGTGGCACCGGTGCTGTACCTCATCCACGCCGTACTGACGGGCCTGGGCTTTACCGTGATGGCTGTGCTCGGTGTAACCATCGGTAACACCGACGGTAACGTGATTGACTTCGTGGTATTCGGTATCCTGCACGGCCTGTCCACCAAGTGGTATCTGGTGCCGGTTGTGGCCGCCATCTGGTTCGCGGTTTACTACGGGATCTTCCGCTTCGCCATCACCCGCTTTAACCTGAAAACGCCTGGCCGCGATACCGATACGGCCACCAGCGTTGAACAGGCAGTGGCCGGTACCGTTGGGAAATCCGGATATAACACGCCGGCTATTCTGGCGGCGCTGGGCGGTGCGGATAACATTACCTCTCTGGATAACTGCATCACCCGCCTGCGTTTGTCGGTGGCGGACATGTCCAAAGTGGATACCAACGCACTTAAAGCTAACCGGGCTATCGGCGTGGTACAGTTAAATCAACACAATTTGCAGGTCGTCATTGGCCCGCAGGTACAGTCAGTGAAGGATGAGCTGGCAACCCTGATGCGAACCGTCGAAGCCTGA